ACTACCCTCAACTACGTCAATCAATGGCTAGCTGACTCCCTCGATTTCAACTCCTCGGAGCTGTCCAAACAACGCTCCGAGTCGCTCAAGTATTACTTTGGCGAGCCCTTCGGCAACGAACGGGAAGGGAAATCGCAGGTAGTTACCCGTGACGTACAAGAAACCATCGACTGGATCATGCCTTCTCTTATGAAGGTGTTCACCAACGGTGGTCAGGTCGTCAAATACGAACCTCAGACTGCTGATGACGTCGAACAAGCCGAACAAGAGACCGAATACGTCAACTACCTGTTCAACAGGAAGAATGATGGCTTCAAAATCATGTTCGATTGGTTCCAAGATGCCCTGATGATGAAGACTGGTGTCACTAAGGTCTACGTCGAGGAAGTCGATGAGCCCAAGTTTGACCGTTTCTCTGGCTTGAGTGGGGAGGAAGTGCAGGAAATCCTCTCTGACCCAGCAGTAGAGCTTCTGGACCAGCTTGTTGATGACAACGGTAACTACCGCATCAAGATCAAGACTACAAAGATGCGCCGTGAGATCAAGGTTGTCTGCGTTAACCCGGAGAACTTCCTGATTGATCGCCAGGCTACCTGCTTGGACGATGCTCGGTTCATCTGTCACCGTGAGAAGAAGACGATCTCGGATCTGCGCCTGATGGGCGTACCTGAGGACATCCTCGACCAGCTCCCGTATGACGAATACGAGTTCAGTGATTCCACTATGGAGAAGCTGACCCGTGATAACTTCGACATGTCGGGCAACTACCAGTACAACTCCAGTGATGACTCCCCAGGCAACCGTGAGGTTTGGCTGAGTGAGTGCTACGCTAAGTTGGACTGCGATGGTGATGGCTTCTCGGAGCTGCGCCGTATCGTTGTCGCTGGGAATCACATCCTGAGTAACGACACCTGGGATTGTATCCCTTTCGCTGACATCAATGCCTACCGTATCTCCCACAAGTTCCACGGTATGTCGGTCTACGACAAGATCCGTGACATCCAGGAGCTGCGTTCGACTCTGATGCGTAACGTCATGGACAACATCTATCGTACCAACCAAGGTCGATATGGCGTTGTTGAAGGACAAGTTAACCTCGAAGATCTGCTCACCAACGAAGCCTCTGGTATCGTTCGGATGAAGTCGATCAATGCGATCCAACCGTTGGTCACTCCTCAGCTCGCTGGTGATGTGTACAACATGCTGGACCGGTTGGAGGCTGACCGTGGCAAGCGCACTGGTGTAACCGATCGCTCTCGTGGTCTGGATGAGAACACCCTCCACAGCAACCAAGCTGCCTCCTCGGTTAACCAACTGATGACAGCCGCTGAGCAACAGATTGATCTGATCGCTCGGATGTTTGCTGAGACTGGCGTTAAGCGCCTGTTCCAACTGCTACATGATCACGCGATCAAGTATCAGAACCAGGAGGAAGTGTTCCAGCTTCGTGGCAAGTGGCAGACAGTCAACCCAGCGAACTGGCGTGAAAGAAGTGACTTGACAGTTACCGTTGGTATTGGTAACATGAATAAAGACCAACAACTTATCCAGCTTATGCGCATGTGGGAGACTGCTCAGGCAGTAGTCGCAGGCGGTGGGATGGGTATCCTGGTAACTGAAACCAACCTCTACAATATGCTCCGCGAGATCACTGAGAACGCAGGGTATAAGGACGTAGACCGTTATTGGACGAACCCAGCTTCTCCTGAGGCGCAGCAAGCTGCACAACAGAAGGCTGAGGCTGAGGCCAAACCTAAACCTGACGACATCAAAGCACAGGCTGATATGGCTCGTGCCCAGGCTGATGCCATGTCGAAACAGGCGGACGCTCAGATGAAGCAAGCTGAGGCCCAATTGAAGATGGCAGAACTCGAACTCAAGAAGCAGGAAATGGTCTTGAAGCAACGAGAAATGTCCCTCAAGGAAGCCGAGTTGAAGCTGAATGCTGACAAGTTCACTTGGGAACGGGCTCGTGATGAGGCTGAATACGTACTGGAATCTACGCAAGCTCGTGCAGTTGCTATCGGTCCTGGTCGTGTTGCTGAGGTCAAGAAACCACCACGTAAAGCTTCTGGAGATTAAACAATGCAGGGAGAAAAGACTGGGTACAGCGCGACGCTAACCCACGCAGCTTCTCAGATGGTACGGGAAGAAGTTCTCCCTGAGTTGTTCCGGATCGTCAGAGAAGAAATCGAGGAGGAGTGGAAACGCTCCTCTCCTGAGGACAAGGATAAGCGCGAGCAGGTCTACTTTGAGCTGCACGCCTTTAACCGTGTTGAACTACGGATCAAGATTATCCTTGATTCAATTATGATGAATGAGGCCAGATAAATGGAAGACGCTGACGTAGCACTCTTTGAATCCGCACTGGACGACAATGGCGACTTTATTGGTGGCGAACCTGCTGCTGATGACATCGAAGCCATCGACACTCCTGAGCTGGACGGTGAGCCCGAAGCAGAACCTGATGCTGATCCAGAGGCTGACGACGACGCTGAGGTTGATCCCGAAGCTGACCCGGAAGCAGAACCCGAAGGTGAGCCTGAGGCTGACCCTGAGGAAGAAGAAGAAAAGCTGATCGAACTTGAGATCGGTGATGACGTATACGAAGTCAACCTGGAGGAGCTGAAATCTGGCTACATCCGGAATGAGGAATTCGTAGCACGTCAGGTCGAACTGGAAGATCAGCATGCAGCTAAGCTTGAACAAGTCGAACAGACTCGGGCTCAGTTGCTGGAAGAAATTGAAGCTTATGCCGTAACTGCCCTGAGTAATGCGAACTCGTATGATCAGGTCAATTGGGCACAACTAAAGCAGCAAGACCCTGAGCGTTTCGCCCAGCTCCGTCTTGAGGCTCTAGAAGCACGGGAACAAGCGCAAGCTGTAATCCAGCGTCGTGCCAACATCCGTGGGATGCAGCAGGAAGCTCAGAGACTAAAGCATGAAGCTTATGTGAAGACCCAAGCTGAATTAGCGAAAAAACTTATTCCAGAGCTATCGACAGACGAGGAATTTGGTGCTAAACTAATCAAGTATGGGAAAGAAGTTGGCTATAGTGAGGATGACATCCGCAGTATCGCTGACGCTCGGCAACTGGCTGTACTGAATGATGCACGTCTATGGCGTGAATCTCAGGCCCGTCGGAAAGGTGCATTGGAGAAACTCGATACCGTTGAGGTCAAACCTGTCCTCAAGCCTGGTGCTGCTACTCCGAAAACCAACGAGGCGACGAAGAAAGTGAAAGCATCGCATCAACGTCTCAAGAAGGAACAGAGCATTGAAGCTGCTGCTGACTTCTTCCTCAACTCTAATTTCGTTTAAGAAGGAAGGCATTTAATGGCTACTCCAACCAATGCTGTAAGTACCGTTGAGATCAATGGTAAGCGTGAAGACCTGATTGATGTTATCTACAACATCGCTCCTTACGACACTCCTTTCATGGCGGCCATCGGTAAAACAACTGCCGAAGCCATCACCCATGAATGGCAGACTGACGACCTCCGTAGTGGTCAGGCTAACAAACGTGTCGAAGGTGAAGATGCTACCATCAAGGCTGGCTCGTTCACCACTCTGCTGAATAACTACTGCCAGATCTCGGATGAGACCCTGCAAGTTACCGGCACCGCAGACCGCGTGAAGAAAGCTGGTCGTAAAAACGAACTGGCTTACCAACTGGCTAAGAAATCCAAGGAGCTGAAACTCGACATCGAGTACGCTCTGGTAGGTGCCCCTCAAGCCAAGATCCAGCGTTCCACCACTGTTGCAGGCCAGATGGCTAACATCTTCGCCTACTACAAAACCAACGGTAGCCTCGGCGCCGGCGGTGTAGCCCCTGCGGGCACTGGTGCTGACACTGGTACTGCTGGTACTCTGCGTTCCCTGACCGAAGACATGCTGTTGGATGCCTCCGAGAAGATTTGGAACGAAGGTGGTACTGCCAACCAGATCCAGACCTCTAGCACTTTGAAGAAAGCGATCAGCAAAAACTTCAAAGGTCGTGCTACCGAGATCACCCTGGACTCGGCTGACAACACCATCAGCACCGCAGTAGACGTGTACGAAACCGACTTCGGCAAGTACACCATCACCGCCAACCGTAACTTCGCTGCGAACACTCTGTTCATGTTCGATCCGAAGATGCACTCGCTCGCCTACCTGCGTCCGTTCTTCCAGCAAGAACTGGCGAAGTCTGGTGACAGTGAGAAACGTCAACTGCTCGTAGAGTACACCTTCCGGGTGAACAACGAGAAGTCCGGCGCACTGATCCGCGACGTACAGGCGTAATCCTGATTGGGGGCCTAGTGCCCCCTTTCTTTTCTCTGGAGTTTGACAATGACTATTCAATCTGAGTATGTTTTTGACCATGAAGCTGGTCTCATGATCCGGAAGGATACGCAAGACGTTGAGGACATCCTCAAAGCAAACCATGAAGCTCGTGCATCAGGTGAGAACACTGACCGTAAAAGCTCCATGCGCCGCATCGCTTCGATCCCCATGGTCGTTGTGACTGCGTTGAAGAACCGTTCCATGGAAGATGGTGGTCCCATCGACCTGAATCTCATTGGTATCGACCCTGATCATGCAGCCCGATTCACTCGGTTCCTGAATGACAAGGCGAACTACAAATTGCGTACTTCTGACGCTTGGGTGTGATCTATGTATACGACCCTCGATACACTCACTGCAACTGCTGTTCGATGGTCTGACCGACAAGACATTGACCCAGCGTTGGTAGTTGATATGGTTGGTAACGTGACGGGGCGCCTTAACCGGATGCTCCGCATGCCCGACATGGAATCCGCCGAGATTATGCAAGCCTTCGGTGGTGCTATTACAATCCCTGAGGACTTCATTGCACTGCGCTCTATTGTGGGCGAGAGTGATGAGTATGGCAGGAATGCTCTACAGTACATCCCAACGGATGTCTTTACCCAGTATCTTCACAACAACCAGGAAGCCCCCAACGGTGTAGTCTACTACACACGCCTGGGTCGGTACTGGAGACTGTACCCGAATGACATCCCTGATGGGGTAGCCTTCCGGGTGAACTACTACAAGAACCTCCCTGAGTTGAATACGATCTTCCCAACCAATTGGCTGTTGACGAAGTATCCTCAGATGTTCCTGTATGGGCTGCTTGAACAGATCTACATGTTCACCATGGATCAGGATCGTGCAGCTTACTGGAAGGAGAAGTTCGAGGCTAGTGCCGCAGAGCTTCAAGCAGAGTCCGATCAGGCCCACTACAGTGGTACTCGGCTGGCAATCAAACAAATCGACCGAGGTTAACCACATGGCTTTCTTCTTGAAACAACTCGCTATTCAACTCCTGGCTGCACTGTTCCCCACTGAGGTCATCGCCAAGGTGATCGTCCAGACTGCCAAGAACCTCGCCAAGAAATCTGGCACTACCGCTGACGACGCTGTGGTACAGATCCTGGAAGATCACGTTAACGTCGTGAAAGGGGATGACAAGGATGAAGTGGCTAAGTGATAACGTGTCGGCTATCTGTACCTCAATTGTAATCTCTGGCGTCTTGGTGCTGGGTAATGGGGTGGTCAGTCAGGCTGTACAGAAAGAGAAGCTTGAGCAGAACATCAAGGCTACGGAGGGCGCTACTTTACAGATGCGCTCTCTAGAGTTGTCCTTGGCTGCCTTCCAGGAACGATACATTACCCGAGCCGAGTTCGAAGCTAAGCTCAAGGAGTTACGAAATGGGACTTGAGGTAGCAACCTACATCAACGAACTGCAAGCCACTAACCCTACATCGAGTGACATCAAGAGTCAGGGTGACGACCATCTGCGAGTGATCAAGGGGGCTATCAAGAATACGTTCCCCAACATCACTGGCGCCGTCACAGTAACACAGACTCAGTTGAACTCGATTGCAGGTGATGGCCGATTGGTTGAACCTGGCTTGGTGGTCATGTGGCCCTACTCGGTAGCCAGTATCCCAGCAGGCTGGAAGGTCTGTAACGGTACGGGCACACTGAGGGATGGCCGAGCGGTTCCTAATTTGGTCGATCGGTTCCCTGTGGGGGCTGGTGGCACCATTGGTATCCTAGCGACTGGTGGTGCAGCAACGCACACCCATACGCTTACCATCGCTGAGACTGCTCTGACAATTGCTCAGATGCCTTCTCACAACCACGGCTTCCACACTATCAACACTCCAACCACTGAGCTTCGGCCCGGTATTGGTGGTGCTGAGGCTAACACTGGTACTGCCAACCAGTACCCTTACGATTACGGTCGTATCCAAGCTACCGGTGGTGGTGCAGCTCACGGACACGCAGGCTCTACCGCCACAGCGTCCAACCATCTGCCGCCGTACATCGGTATGATCTTCATCATCAAGGACTAAGACCATGGCTCTAGAGAGACAAGAGGTAAAGAATGCCGTAGGCATCATCACTGACGTAGCGCCTGCTGATCTCCCTATGGAAAAGTGGTCCAGTGGTAACAACGTCCGGTTCAAGAACGGTAAAGCGCAGAAGGCCCTTGGGTATCAGTACATCTTTGGTACTGGTGATTTCCCAACCCTGACGCTCTTTCCGTTCATTCAGGACAAGGTTCCCTATTGGGTACTCGGAGCTGCCAACCAACTGTACACAGCCGATGGTACAACCATCCTCAATGTGTCTCGTACCACAGGTGGAGCGTACAACGCTTCCCCTACGGACAACTGGATTGGTAGCTCTCTCAATGGGGTTCTCGTGATGAACAACCCCAACGATGTCCCACAGGCCAAACTGCCCAATACGAACAACTTTGTGAACCTGCCCAACTGGCCAGCGAACACTACTGCTCGTATCATGCGTCCCTATAAGAACTACCTGATCGCGCTCAATGTGAGCAAGAACTCGGTAGAGAACAACACGCTGGTCAAGTGGTCTAGCCCTGCTGACCCCGGTAACGTCCCATTCACTTGGGATGAGACTGACCCTAAGAACGACGCAGGTGAGAACACTCTGGCTGACACCAACGGCGCTATCGTCGATGGTCGTAAGCTACGGGACCAGTTCATCATCTACAAGGAAGACAGCGTATACTCCATGCGATACATCGGTGGGATCTACGTCTTCCAGTTCGCTCAGTTGTTCGATGACGTTGGGATGCTTGGTCCTAACTGCGCTGTAGAGTTCGATGGTAAGCACTTCGTGGTGGGTAACGGCGACGTCTACGTCCACAATGGTGTCCAGAAGGCTTCTGTGATTGACGGTAAGATGCGGAACTTCTTGTTCAACGACATCAACTCCGAGAACTACAAGAAGACCTTTGTGGTGGCTGACCACCTGAACACTGAAATGTGGATCTGCTACAGCTCGACCCGAGTGGACATTGGGAGCTATTGCGACCGTGCCATCGTGTGGAACTGGGTAGAAGATACGTGGGCAATTCGAGATTTACCTAACGTATCAGGTGGCGCTTATGGTATCATTGATCCTAAGGAGTCGAATCTTTGGATGGATGATAACAACGCTTGGGAGTCCGACACCACGGTGTGGGGTGAGGGTTCGTATAACCCATCCAAGAGTAAGCTACTGTTCACCTCCTTCACCGAGGAAAAGATCTTCCTCATGGGTGATCTGACTACCTTTGCAGACCAACCGTTCCTCTCCAGTCTGGAGCGTACGGACATCTACATGGGTGAAGACAGGTACATGAAGACGATCTCTGCGATCATCCCCCATATGTCAGGCAACGGTGTGTGTAACATCTATGTCGGCTCAGCGGATGTGCAGGGTGCTGGTGTACGCTGGAGAGGACCATATCCTTACCAGATCGGCTACCAGTACAAGATCGACACGAAGGTCGTAGGGCGGTACATCGGACTCAAGTTCGAGTTTCCATCCAACGGTAACTGGACATTCAACGGCTACTCGGTAGAGTACGCACCACTTGCAGGAATGAGATAATGGCTAAGTACAATCCGACAGTTCCTCCGACTAAGGAGAACGAGTTGCTCCCTTTCTTGGACGATGAGTTCGTTCGGATTGGACAAAGCTTGAATGATGTCGAGGCTGGCTTTTGGGGGGTGTCTGAGAACGCTCCCGAGAAGCTACGCCCCGGTCTCGTTAAGTTCTTCGCAGCAGGTGTCGTAGGGGTCAATGAGGGCCTCTACACTTACGGTACAGACGACGTGTGGCGCTATGGTGGCACCGTACCTGATCCTAAGCCCCTACCGGGCGCATGGACCGTCCTACCGGCTGCTCTCAATGGTTCAGCACCAGCAGGTAACTGCGCATACCGAATCAACACTGACAAGGATGCACTGATCCTTACGTTCTTTCTTACTGGTGGGACGATCAGTACAACCACAAAGATCTACACGCTTCCAGTAGGAGCAAGGCCGGACATTGACGTTCCGTTCCCTCTGTACACACAGACTCCGCTGATCGGTACAACCCTGACGTTCCCTCCACCTAACAACCCCGGTGCCAACCAATACGATCAGATCATCAACATTCTGACTCGTGCTACGGCTGCCACAGCGATCTCTCCAGCAGCTTACTGCTTGGTGAAGACCAACGGGGATGTCGAGGTCACGTTCGTTCCAAACAACGGTACTCTCTTTGGGGGTACATTCAACGTCCCACTTCCGGTGAGCCCATGATCAACATCGTAACGCGTGAGAGTATCCACCTGTTTGATTCTGTCCAACCGGCTCTCGTAAGGGCGCTCACTAAGACTGACCTAGGGAAGCACTGGAGCATGCAGGCACTGTATGACCATGTGATCAACTTCCAGGCTTACATCTTCGTGCAAGAGGCTTCGGGTTACGCTGGTGTTATCCAGATCCTACCAACTCCATTGTCCAAGGTTGTCTACTTCTTCTGGAGTGGGAAAGACCCTCAGAATCGAGTCCCGGTGGACTACGATGAAGTCGACCAATTCTTGGAACATGTGGCCAGGGATCAGGGTTGTACTTCAATCATGTGCGAAGGTCGGAAAGGGTGGAAGCCCACTCTGAACAAGCGCGGTTACTTCGAAGATAGTGTTATCTTCACGAAAGAGGTAGAACTCAATGAACTTCCTATTCTTTAACCAGTACAGACATGAAGTCTGCAAGTTTAAAGGTGGCGGTGGCAAGACCACTACTACCTCGACAAGTAAGCCATACCAGCAAGGCAATTATGACAAGCTCCTGGGTGGAGCAGATCAGTGGATGGCTGACGGAGGTTTCGATAAGAACTTCGGTGGTTCCGCTGACTACAACCCTGTAGCTGGTCAGACAGCAGGTCAAACCGCAGGTATCGGTGGGCTGAACCAGACGGGCCAACAGCTCGAAGGTTTGCTCAACGGTCAAGGCATGGACTCTCTCGCTGCCTACCTGGGGCCTTATGACCCTAGCAAGACTGGCTTGAACAGTGCCATCGCTGCTTCCAATGAGCAGATGAACTGGGACTTTGACACTCAGGTTCGCCCTGAGCTGCGTCAAGGGGCTGTAGCTTCTGGTCAGTATGGCTCAAGCCGTGCTGGTGTAGCCGAGGGTATCGCTACTGCTCGACTCAATCAGAACCAAGCCAACGCTGCTAACACCATGGCGTTCCAGGACCAGCAAGCATACAACACCAACCGTATGAGTGCATTGCAGAATATGACTTCCATCGCTAAGGGTCTCGGCTCTGGTAGTGGGATGCAGTATGATGCAGGCACCTTGCAGCAAGCTCAAGACCAAGCGCAGAAGAATGGTGAGCTACAGAAGTGGGCATACGAGAACAACGCTTCTCTCAATGACCTTCTGGCCTACCAGCAGCTTATCTCTGGTGACATGGGTGGTACTAACATGCAGACAACCAAAGGTGGGCAATCCAGCGGTGGTGGGGGCGGTGCAGCTATCGGTTCGATTGCCGGTGGTATCGCAGGTTCCTTCTTCGGCCCAATGGGTACGATGGCCGGTTCCTACCTCGGTGGTGCGGTCGGAGGTGCAATGTAATGGCAACCAGTATGTCTGTTCCTCAAAAGCTGTATGCCCTGGGCCAAGAGATTGGTCGTGACGGCAACAACGCTTTTAAACCAGGACAGCATGGAGCCTACCGTGGCGGTGGAGGTGGTCATCAACAGATGGCTGCCCCCCAAGGCAGCGGTATGGAGGGGGTCGGCAAAGTAGCCGGCTCTCTCATTGGTAAAGGCATCCAGTCCTACATGGGCTCCCAAGGCCCCTTCACAGCAGAGAGTGCTGCCCCAGGTCTACAAGCCCAATCGCAGACAATGGCTGCTGATATGGGTCTAGGCCCAGCAGCTATGCCATCCGCTCAATCTATGGGCTTTGGTCCACAAGGCGCAGCAGCCGCACAACAGTCACCCGGTATGATGCAAGGCATCTTGGGTATGTTCGGCGGTTAATCAACTAGGAGGCGACATGGCTATCCCACTCGCATACGAAGGGTCTGAAATCCCTGATAGCGTCCGTAAGGCCGCTCAAGGTCTTCTCGACTATCAAAAGGCCGTAGGTAACAAGCTTCCATTGGCTGTGGAAGGTTCAGGTATCCCTGATAGCGTCCGTAAGGCCGCACAAGCCGCTTTGGAGAAAGGTTCCTATGAGGTGCCTAAGGCAGCAGCCGCAGCCGCTCCTGAGGTAGCTGAGGCAGCCGGTAAGGGCATCCTCGGTCGTATTGGTGGGGCAGCCTTTGGTCCTGTTGGTATGGGCGTACAAGCTGCTCTCCAACCTGGTTCGCTGGGTGATGGTGAGCTGACTCGTGCCCAACAACAAGCCCGAGCTACTCAAGCAGTCCAGCAGATGGGTCCAGACGTTGCAGGTCAAGCTGCTGCCTGGAGTCAGAACATGGCTGACAAGGCAGTGGACAATCGGTACGGTGGCCCTCAAGGGGCTGACCTCCTGATGCCACCTCCTCAGCCAGAGCAGGGTCCACCTGAGCCAGAAGCTCAAGCACCACAGCAATCTCCAATGGAAGTTCCTCCACAAGTGCAAGAGGCGCAAGGCGCACAGGCTGCCGATCAGGCTGCTGCTCAAGCACAACAAGAGGAGTCCCAACGGCAGATCCTGGAGACTGGGGCACAGAAGGGTTTGACCACAGGTCAAGTCTCTCGTCCAGACCTCGCAGAAGCTGTTGTGAAGGCTGACATGGAGCGTAGCGGTGAGAAGGCAACCCCTGACGCCGTGAAGGCTGCTGTAGCCACTGAGCTGACTCAGATGCGTACCATGGACAACTCCGACCTCGCTCGGTATGTGTCCTACGCTATCATGGGCGCTGGCTTGATTGGTTCCTTCTTGGACAAGTCTGGTGAGACGGGCCGAGCGTTTGCTCAAGGCTACGAGAACCAGCAGAACCGCAACATGACCATGCTCCAGATGCAACAGAAGGCGCAAGCTGATGCTGCTGACCGAGCGCTCAAGTCTCGTGAGGTGACTGTGAAGGAGAAGGTGGGTGATTCCACTGTCGATACCAACGCAGGTAAACTCAAGATCGAAGGCGGTAAACTGGCTAACGACACAGTGAAGACTGGTGGTCTGTTGGACAAGTGGGAAGCAGACGCTGAGATCGGTAGATCCAACGTAGCGGCTAAGATTCGTGGTCAAGACATTGGTGCCTCTACGGCTATCCGTGGTCAAAACCTCTCGGCTGAAACCACACGTCGTGGTCAAGACATGACTCAACAGAACGCACAAGGCACTCAGAAGGTCTCCTCGGAGAACGCTCAACTGAATGCTGCGGTACGGTTGAAGACTGCTAGCCAAGCTGCCCAAGCCAAGATCGCTGCTGCTAACGCTAAAGCTAAGTCTGACAGCGGTGTCACCTTGTCAAACAAGGATGCCCGTGGTATCATTGATAGTATAGACGGTACTGCTGTAGTAGGAAACCAGAAGGCTTCCGCCGCAGCTAAGGCAGCTAAATCTGTCGAACTCCAGAACGCTGTCAAGAACAACCCCGGTGTCGATGTTGGCATCCTAGCTCAGAAGCTCTACGGAACTCTTGAGCCACGGAAGACTGGTGGTATCCTTTGGACTGACTTCGGATCGAAAGACCGAGATCTCCCAGCATCTAAATAAGGTAATACAAATGGCCCTCTCTCCTGAGTTACAAGCACTGCTCGATCAAGAACTATCCGGACTGGACGTGCAAGGCGAGCTTGCTAAACTCGGGCAGCCAGATGTCCCACCACAGGCACAACCTCAGGTGGCAGCTCCGGCTGCCCCTGTGGCTCCTGCCCAGGCTGCTCCTGTAGAGCAAGCCCCTTATCCCTTACCTCCTGCACAGGAAGCCGCTGATCCAGACTCTTGGGGATCGGCTATCGGCAGGGGCGTTGACGAAACCCAGGCTAACATCGGTGGATCTATTCGAGTCGCTGGTGAGCTGACGGGCTCTCAATTCCTGACTGACTATGGTCAGCAGATGGTAGAACAAAACAAGGAAGAAGCGTCACAGTATGGCGTACCAACCAATCGTTCCTATAAGGACGTGGACCCAAGTGATGTAGGGTCTATTGGTCAGTACGTAAAGAACCTCGTAGGTGAGGGTGCTGCCTCTATGGGCGGCGTTATGGCAGGGTCTGTAGCTGGTGCTAAAGCTGGTGGATTGGCGGGTGCGCCCGGTCGTGTCGCAGGTGGTGTCATCGGTGCGTTCCTGAGTTCTCTCGGGATCAACGTTGGTGCCCTCGACAACCAGATGAAGGAGCTAGACCCTAAGTCCTCTCACCCCACCACTGCCCTCTTGGGTGGTGCTGGCTTGTCCGTGCTTGACACCTTTGGTGCAGGCGTAGCGGTTCGACCTCTGTTGAAGCACATTGGTGAGGATGCAGCATACAAGCTGTTGGTCCAATCTGGTATGCCTAAGCAGGGCGCCATTGAGGCTATCTCCCAGGCAGCCAAGCACACAGCCATTTCGGCAGGTGCTGAGGGTGCTACCAGTGGTATCCAATCGGCTCTGCAAGACACCATGGCCTACGGTGCAACCGGCCAGAAGCAAGACCCAGGCATGCTCCTTGAGAACGCTATCAATGCTGCTCTCGGTGGCTCTGCCCTAGGTGGAGCGGTCGGTGGTGCAGCCAAGGGTATCGACGTACTGGCTAACCGTAACAACGCCGTAGACAGCGCCTACGTGGCTCCTGCACCTACTGCTCCAACAGCCAAGCAAATGAAACCTAAGGGTATCGGCGCTAAGTTGTGGGATGCAATGGGTAACAGCTCCACTGCTCTCCTTGATCCTCTGGCACAAGCTTCGCCTACTGCCAAGAAGTTTAAGGAAATGTTTCGTGCTGACATGTCTACCAAGACGGCATCCGAGAAGACTATCTTCGAAGACACCGAGCTGCAAGCTGGTAAGTGGACCTCGGAGTTCGATCGACTGACTCACCGTATGGGTGACAAGAAGATCAACGCTCTGATCGACGAAGCATCGTCTCCAAACCCTACCAGTCCTGAGGCTCTCCGTATGCGGAGTCTGCTGGATGATGTCCGTAACGAGGCTACTAATCGTGGTGGGCTGCAAGTAGGTAACATCCCCGATTACATGCCCTTCGGTCTTGATCCTAAGCGTGTGAATACCCCGGAGTTCCTCCAGGAGATTACACCGTACTACAAGGACCAAGCAGCCGCAGAGGAAGCCATCCGTAACTGGAACACTGAGATTGAATCCCCTGACCGTGGTAACACGGCTCCAGAGGTGAAGAAACTGGTGACTCAGAACCCTACGACTGGCGCATGGGAGGCAGACCCACGGTATCGTGTCAAGGGAGACCCTGAGACGCTGCGTGTGAAGTTTGCTCAGTCGGATGCTACCCCACAGTTCGGGCACTTGGAAAAGTCCCGTAGCTTCGGCCAGGTGCCTCAGAACGCACTCAACAAGTACACCCTGAATCAAACCGGTAAGAAACGTAAGCAAGAGATCATCGACTACTTCGAAGGTGCAGCTCACCGGATTGCTGGAGCAGAACGCTTCGGCTCTAACGGCGAGAAGGCCAACACCCTCATTGCGGCCTCCGTTAAGGAAGCTCAGGATGCGGGTAAACGAGTCTCCAAGGAAGAAGTAGATCGGATGTACAATCTGGTCAATGCTTACAGTGGTATGTATGGTCGCATCAAAGACGAGAACTTGAAGAATATCTCGGCAGGTGTGGCTGCTGTTACAACCATGAGCCGGTTGCCTTTGGCTGGTCTCTCGACCCTCACAGAGTTCTCCATCCCGTTTGCTAAGGCTGGTGTGGCTCGTAGCTTGTCCCAAGTGTTCCCCACCTTAGGTGAGGGCATCAGGCAGGCCGTAGGGGGTGTCTTCAAGTTCGTTCCGCCTTCTGAGACTGGACGACTGATGAGTGACCTGAACATGACCCTAGCATCCAGTACCAGCGTAATGGCTGATCGGATTGGGGCAACCATGTTCAACAACCTGGGGCAGAAAGCTGTACGCTTTGAGTTCCTGGTGAATGGTATGAGTCTCATGACTCACCTTAACCGGATCTTTGCAACCAAGACCGCAGAAGTTACCTTCACGAATAACCTCATGGACTTAGCTGGTGGACTACCGTTCACCTCCGCCAATGGGGCGATGAAGTTGGCTCAACTGCGGGAAATGGGTATCGACGTGGCTACACCACAAGATGCTCTCGACTTGATTGCACCGACGTGGCCGCACCAAGTGGTTATGGCTCAGAATGCTAAGGCTTTGGCGATTCGTAGGTTCGTAGACCAATCGGTCCTTGATCCAACCTTCGCTGACAAGCCAATGTGGATGTCCAACGGTATGGCGCAAATGGGGGGTCTTTTGAAAGGCTATCCAGCAGCGTTCGGTAACATCATCCTCCCAATGATGAAGACTCACATGGGGAGAGAGTTTACCGGCTCTTGGAGCAACACAGGGGTTGCAGCAGCAGGAATGGCGTTTAGCCTGGGCTTGATGATGGCGCTTGGTACACTCCAAGATGAACTCAAGAGTGCAGCTAAATACGCAGGGGCAGGAGCTATGGACACCCGTACGGAGGAGCAGAAGATGCTTGACGTCTTCATGCAACAAACTCCATTGCAGGTATCTCTGGCTTGGGATATGGCTACTTCTGAGCGGAGAGGTTCTTCTCCACTGGAGGTACTGGCAGGTCCAGTCGCTGGTATGGCCAATGAGGCTGGCTCAGCGGTGTACAAAACGATTAGCTCTGTGGCTGATGATCCGACACTGGGTCACATCTGGAAGTTCATCTATCAACAAACCCCAGCTCGTCCATTCGTTGCAGGCAAAGAAGCTCTCAGCGAAATCACCGGGCTCAACCAATAAGGAAACCCTTATGTCTCAATATGTCAAACTCGGTGGTGTTAGTGACCGTGCCTTCATTATCGAAGCCGTGGACGCTTACCACCGTAATGATGACGGTACGTACGAGAAGATCTCTGACCCTACTGTCATCAGCAAAGAGACTGCTGCTACGGATTTTGTTCCTAGCATCGAAGCTGTTGAGGCCAACTCTGCACTGTCTGTAGAGAACATCCTGAACGTACCCACAGGGTCGGACTCTGAGGCTGTTGTAGCCTCGTTGGTGGTTCGTCAGCGTGTAGGTAAGCCTGGTGAGACCAGTGCGGGTAATGCCGTCCCTGGTCACGTTATCGCTGGCTTCTTCGAGACTGAGATCAACGCACCTACAGGTGACGCCTTCGGCCTCGAACTTCGGCTCGACCCTCTGGCTTCTACCTTGGATCAGTACGTTGGTATCAAGCACGTCATTGGTCCGGATACTCAGAACGATGGCACCGTTGGTGTGTACGTACTGGAGCAACTGGATGACATGCGGGCCTCGGTTACGTCTGTAGCAGCCTTCCAGCAGAACTACTTGGACCCACGTTTGGTTACTACCCATGCGGGTGGCACCATGCGTCCTACCGATCAGCTCACTGCTTCGGCAACCCTGACTAATGCTAACTCGGGCAAAGACTACATTGTGGTTTCTGCTACCGATGTGACCATTACCTTGGGTGCTGGTGTGACCAATGGCTGGCACGGTACGTTCCTTCAAGGTGGTGCTGGTAAGGTGACTATCGCAGTCACTCCAGACAAGGCCATCTACTCGAAGGCTGGTCAGGTTCAAACCACAGGTCAACTCGGCAAGGTAGACGTTACCGTGTACCCATTCGGTGCAACCGCACTGTTCTTCACTGCCCCATAAGGAGATCTCATGGCTGGCTATAACTACGTTGATGATGGTGATCGGGTATTCGTCGTTCAGACTACCCGTATCGCTGTAACTGGCTTAGACGGTAAGATCGAGTTCTTGACCCCTGAGGGTACTCAACGAACTACTAGCTACAACGATCTTCTGGATACGCCAAAGACCTTTGCTCCTGTCGTCGGTACAACCAAGGACACGGCAAAGGCGGGTGACTGGAAGCCAGTGTGGAAGGACATTAAAGACGCTGAGAAAAGCGTAAACGCCATCCTCGCTGCTAAGGTCAAAGACCTCAAGTCTCTCAAGTATGATGCTACTCCTCAGGAGGTCGTTGATCGACTGAATGAGCTGTTGAATTTGCTGAGGGCATAAACAAGAAAACCCCGACAGGATCACTCCTCCGGGGTTTCTTTTTGTCTACGATTTACTGGTCTAGCCAAACACGCTTGGCATTCTCCAGATACCACAAGACTTTAGCAGCATCGCCTGTTGAGGTTGCAAGGTAGGGTTCACCATCCTTATCAACTCCAATCAAGATAATCTCCTCAAAGCCTCTCTCTTGTGCAGCCTCACAGATCCTCAAGGGATCAACACGTCCAATGGTCATTCTCTTTAGCTGGATTACGTCTCCCATGGTATCTCTCCTAGAGTATTAATCAGCGGTGGCGCATAAGGGATTCTATAAGGTATTGTAACGTGCCCTCAGAATCCTGTCAAGACAAATGTGTCCGGCATAGTAGCCAATGCGACCAACGCGAAGAATACAGCCAGAAGAAACCAACCACTACTTGTCATGAGGTGGCCCTGCCTTGCGGAAGTCAGCCTTGACGTTTGAAGCGTAATAGATCTTCTCGACAGGAAGGATCTCGAAGCGCTCAGGGGCGTAACCCTGCTCCTCGATATACAGAACGGCCGTCAGGGGAGTCTTGAAGACCTTCCCCTGTAGGAACGCATCTGGAGTCCCCTTCGTGTCTGAGCGAGCGTAATACTCGTCAGGAAGGAATCTGCTCATCTTTATCTCCGTAACGCTCAGCGGCCGAGTAGACGCGCTGCCGAGACTTGTTCGAGGTCGTAGGTGCCGCCCTCGGTGTTGTTGAGGAAGAAGCACCCACGGTAGTGGTTGTTACCCTGGAATCCTTTATATCCTTCGTCATGGAGATAGCAAGCTCCAGCGACAAGACCTGTAATGACTCGGCCATTGTTCATGTACTCCGTTGCGTATTTCAACGTCTGCTCATGACCCTGTACGAAACTACATTTGATCTTGTTCAGGCGATACTCAGCAGTGCCACCGAAGGGGCGACCGCTAAGAGGATTATAGAAGTAGTGACAGAATGCCACACCTTCAATGTACACAGGTTCCAGGTAGTCGTAGACTTCCCAGCCCATGTCATTCAGATCCGACTTCAAGTCGACCAGAGAGTGCAACTCAGGGAAGCGATCTACACGCTGCTCATGGTTGCCCATGGTGAACACCAGGCGTGGGTTATACACCTTGTGCTTAGAAGCGCGCTGACGAGCCTGTAGGGCCTTCAAGGGGCCAAGCAGGATGTCCATGCCCTGATGACCAGCTTCGATGTCAGCATAGACCTCATCACCATCAAAGGTGAGTCGGTTACGGGACTTCATGTCGTAGCTGTTGAGGCTGAACATGTCGTAGTGGTCCCCGATGTGGACAATCACATCAGGTCGTTGCGAGACAATCAGTTCACCCACTGCTGCCAAGAGAGGAGCATTGAGTGCCAGGTTGTCTGGTCGGATTTGAGTATCCGGGATGAAAAGGATTTTACTCGCCATTGGGCAGTACCTCGGAGATTGATTCTTCCGAATACCAGAGGAAGCCATTCTTCTCTGCCCATTCGGCGTGTGTCATTTTGGAGCCATCTTTGCGCTTGCCTTGAAAGTGGATCGCCTTGTGAGGGCTCTCAAAGCAGAACACTAGCTGGGTGTCTGGTGGAAGCGCCTTACGAACCCACAGATACTTACTCGCATCTTCTCGGTCCATAAAGTAGCCTTTACACTCAACCAGAGTGGTAAGTCCACCAGTAGATAGTTCAAAGTCAGGCTCATATGTATGTTCCCAAACGTATGGCACTTTCGTGCTGTGGTGCGTTGCACCGTTGAGAGGCCCCTCATGGAGCCTCTGTTCTAGCTTACTGTCATACCCCGTACCCTTTAGTGTCGTATCACGGGGCCGAAAGTATCGACCCTGTTGAGCTGCCATTAGAAGTTCTCTGGAGTCCGGTTCTGAGCCATTTCAGCACCGATGGTTAGATCCTCAGCGTCATCCACCCACACAGCATCAATTGCATGCCCGTGGATCTGTGCGCCATTCAAGTCACCATTCAGTGTAGCACGTTGAGCGGTAGCTTGGCCAGCATGTTGAGCAGTGGCCTGGGTAAAGAAGTTGTTGGTGACACGCTGACGGTACTGCTCAGCAGTCATCGGTTGGATTGCCGCTTGAGCCTGCTGCATCCAAGCTGTAGCTTCCATCTGACGGCGAGCCTCGTCGATTGCCATACGTTGGCGGGCAACTTGTTCCAATTGCGCTGCACGACGGTCAGACAGGATACGAGGGTCAACCCACAACCCAGGGTTATCAGGATCAGGAATCAAATCCGGTTGGGCACCATCTGGACGGGTCATCCGAGGTACTCCCCAATCCGCAGGGATGTTGATCGGAGGGATACCACGGCCACGGTTACGACCAATGGTTACACGACCAGTACGGACCTGACCCTGATCTTGACGACGCAAGTCAGCCAGCTCGATTACAAGAGCCCTGATGATGTTGTCGTACATCTGGTAGACAGCACTATCACGATTCAAACCAAGTTGACGAACCCGATAATCATCAATCCGACGATCAATAGAACGGATACGATCCGCAGTTGAGGTCAAACCCCAACCACCATCACCATCACCTGGAGCCTCTGGATCACCATGTGCCCGGAACCCCTGAGCTTCTGCCTCACGGGTAGTCCGCAGGTCAGCCATCTCAGGGGGTTGCGGGAAAGGGAGAAGGCTCTGTGCCTCCAGCACGAAGGTCAGCTCTACCGGAGTAGGGATGAACTGAGCGCGCTCAAGGACAACGCCCTCTTGCACACCGTATCGGCTAATGATCTTGTCACGACGGAAGTTGCGACGGGCTACGTTGGTCTGCTCATAGCGGAACCGGTTCCAGCAGAAGGTGTCGATTGCTCGGCCGTCTTGCAGGTTTTCCACGATGTTGCTCGGCAGGATGATGTTGGTCACAGGCTCAGCGAAGAACCCACGGCCTGTTGGCATAGCACCAGTGAACATCATGCACAGGTCGATGTCGAAGTTCTGCATGACCGAGCCGAAGAACGCTGCGCTGTCACCAGTCCACTGCGTCATAGTACGCATCACGTTGAACTTCACGGTGCCTACATCGAACTCAACTACCCAGTGGTTGCTCATGTCGCGGTAGTTGTTTGGGTCGTTGGCAGGGTTCAGATCCCGTGGACCCTCGAAGACATGTTGTACACGGATACCTGGGAAAGCATCAGTGATAACACGGCTGAAATCGTAGATGTCGTGGGAGTTCTGAGCTACGTTGCTAGGCAGCCACACGTCGATGTCCACAGGTACACCACCCATGATGGCATCACGAATGATACCACCACCGATGACCATAGGGCAGCCCTCAGGCAGCACTGGGCGAAGCACTAGGGCCAGTTGGTTCAGAGCGGTACGGATGCGCTGGATACCAGCACTCGATCCGTGTTGTACGCCGTCAAGCCCCAGGAAGTGGCCCGCTGGAGAAACCAGTTGGAATGGGCGAAGGGGGTTGCCATAAGCGTTTTGGGGAAATGTAGATGTCATTGGCATCGTATGTTACCTCTGCGTCGTCTAACAGCCATGCTAGCTGTGCGTTTTCAATTAGGAGTCTCAGCCCTTCTTCCGGGCCAAGCTTGCGATGGTAGGCCCAGTATGTGGCTTCCCACAGCTCATGTTCAGAATTACAATTACATAAGAGATCAGCCGCTGCTTTAGGGCCAATCCTCGGACAGCCTTTGTAGTTGTCAATGTCGTCTCCAGCAAGGATCTGAGCATAGAAGAACTTGAGGCCATTACCCACGAGCTTGTAACCACCCGAGGGGTATTGGGCAAACCCAATCTGTCCCAGCTCAGTCACCCTGTGTACAGGAATCTCTGGTTGTTTCTCGCCACACTTCCAGGCGTAATGCCAGCAAGGGACGATACGGATGTCCTTGTCACGAGAGGCACACACAGTGTTGTCAGGGTCTTGACGACCGAAGATACTCAACACGTCATCTGCTTCTGCGCCATGGACTGTATGCGCGCCGTAGTCTTCCCGTAGGATCTGACCTACAGTAGACCAGTGGTAAGGCTTAGCGGACTTGAGCCGCTGGCCTTTGTAAGGGTTTGTAACAGCAACGTCGTATCGGAAGTTGGTGCTACCCGAGAGAAAGATTTCGTAGGATTCAACATCGGTGGCGTGGACTACACGCTCAACCATGGCATCCACGGCTTCTCTCACTCGGGTCTCACTATGGGGCTTTACAACCATGGTGTCAAACATCGGCTCCATGGACTGACATACAGCCCCAATCTCGTATCGAAGAACGTCACCGTCAAAGAGGAGACGGCTTGGTCTACTCATAGGGACAGCACCTGGTTAACCACATCAGGGTAGATCGGCCAGTCATGCTCGACGACTACACAGTCAATGGTTTTCTTTTCGAGGCTATAGTTCTCCAGGAATTCCCGGAGGCCCTGTTGCTGGTACTGGGTAAGATTCTTGATCTTTAGAACCACGTACCGTTCTTCGAGTCGAGGGCTCATACCACACTCCGTTTGAACGGCTCCAATTGAGACAGGAGGTCGTTCCATTCAGCGGTCATTGCGAAGTCGCCTTGGCGAGCTGCAAAGTCCGGGTGATCGAACAAAGGATCTTTGATGTGGCGCTCGTAGGAAGCCCAATCGTAGTTGGGGTCTTCCATACGTTTCGCTTTCTCAAACTGATCCGCCGTGAGTGAGTAGCCCGGAACATCCGAGTCTACATCACACACCGTCATGCCTTTCACTTGGTAGTTACTCGGCATTGTTTTTGGGAAACATGCTAACAACTTTTGCATCTTGCTCATCCTTTATCTTGGTCAATTGGCCCTGAACTTGGTCAAGGATTTGGTGGGCAAGCGGTAGGTTGTTAGCCCAGGCTTCCACCACATGGTACTGCTTGTTCAGGATGGCGTAGTTGCCGGTGTCACGACTTGTCTCACGACCTTGCTCGCGCCATAGGGTAGGAGCGGCAATGATCAGATAGTCGCGTGACTCCTTGACGATCATGTCCGGGGTCACTTCCGACATTTTCCAGAAGTCACTCACTAGTTTGGCCCTCGCGGTAGTTATCGTTGGTGTAGTGCTTGGGGTTTCGGTCCTTGTACTGATCGACCAGACGCGCAGCATGCTCATTGAGCTTGACGTACATGTCAGGGGTTGCAGGAGGACGGTCATCAGTCCAGTTTTCACGGATCATGGAATCCCGCAGGACTGTCAGTGAGCTGATTGCTTTGGTGATATGGCTCAGTCGGCTCTCAGGGTCGAGATCCTCACCTTCCCACCATGCAGTCAAGTGGCGCTGCGTGGCGTCATAGTAGATCGAAGCACGAACCCCGATTGCTCGGTAGTTATGACGACCATACTTGAGAGCCCCCTCCATCATCCCCAGGGCCACCTCGGCCAAAACCGGAGTTGGGAGTACCGAGAATGGAACTTTCAGACTTCCCACAATATCTTTGGGGTTGCTGGGTTTCACCGAGGAGACTACCCCCGGCAGCGTTGGGGTTCGATCTTGCATTACGTTCATCCTCCCGGATGGCTTCGAGGTCTTGGCTCAACTGTTTCCAGATGCCCTTAACCTCAGCGGCGATGTTGGGGTACGCCGAGAGGCGATCCAGCACACGGCTGGCCGCCCCAAGGGTATTCACTGCGTGGACCAGATTGCTCCGGTCCATGGACTCACCAACGATCGTCGAGGGAGTCATCGTCATCACCATCGTCGTCGTCATCCGAGCCTTCGCTGGTAGGGCGCTCTGGAGCCTGGGATACACCGGTGCTTACGCCCTCGGGTACATCACCCCAGTTACCTGCTGCTTGGCCAGTCGAAGCGCCTTCAACAATCTCATGTAGGCGGACAGCTCGGAGGCGGAGAGAGAGCCCACCCCCAAAACCTTCGAACGGGACAATCTCAACTTCAACTTCCCCTCGCGAACCGGCATACGGCGCCGGCTTGTCCTCAGGGTAGGGGACAGTTTGACCGTCGACGATGTAGAACAGGCGTGGTTTGACATCGAATTGCTCCCCGGCTTTGTTGCGGACGACAGCCTTTTGTTTCGAACGGAACTTGATGGTGCCGTCGACTTTGGTTGCCTTTACTTTCGACTTCTTACCCTTGACCACAGCACGAGGATCAGCTTCGATCTGTGCTACAGCCTCACGGGCAGCCTCGGGGTCGAGGAAGAAGTCCAACTTGTAATCACCACCATCCGCGTTGAACTTGGTGTCAGGAGTACGCAGGTGAGCGTAACCGAACTCAGCAACAGGGAAAGTGAAAATGAACTTGTCGGCCTTAGCCATATTTGTATCTCCTACTTAGTGACAGTCTCGCCAGCTTAGGCCAGCAAGTGAATCAGATGCCAATGGGATGTTGAAGCCGAGCAGTTCACCTGCTTTCTTCACACAGATGTCCATTAGCTCCCTCACACGTTTAACATCGCGTGGGTGTACATCATATTGCGATTCGTCGTGCATGTCAATAACCTTCCAAGCATCTAGCTGTTCAGCTTCGAGTGCTTCATCCAGAAGGATCATGGCATACTTCATGACGACTGCACCAGCAGCTTGAAGCAGCAGGTTCAGCGCCTTGTGGGTCATAGGTCGACCCTTACCGTCTTTACGCAGCCACAGCTTACGACCATCAATACCAATAAGGTATCCAGCCTCACCATCAGACTTGACCTTCTCGATAAGGGTGGAGAGCGCTGGGAGAGACTCAAGGAATGTAGCCCTCAGTCTTGCCCCATCGTTCCGATCACCACCTACGATCTGACCAATCTTCTCATCGCCTGCCCCATAGAGGAAAGCGTAGATAAACGTCTTGGCTTCATCCCTGTTGCTCAACCCCGCGAGTGCTTGGTTGTACGAGTGGATGTCACCTTCGAGGATCTGACGGATGTACTCTGGATCGTTGACGTAGTGGGCCAACATACGCAGCTCTAAGCCTGCACCGTCATAACCGACCAGTACACGCCGCCCTGCTGGCACCCACGTCCTGTGGACCTTGCCCTTGTCATCTGTGCGAGAGAACACAATCCCGATAGGGTTCGCATCCCACTCGCAATAGGACGACTCAAAGATGGCTCGACAGTGAGCCCCAAAGAGTACGTACTTAGCAGCCTTCGGGATGTTGACCACGTTCTTGTGGCGCATCCTCATGGTGGGTGTACCGATGGTAATGGCTTGCGCCTCGATACGACCGTCATCACGGACTAGCTTGAGTACCCCTTGAAGCAACCCACGACGGTGAGCAAGCGTAAGACGTTTCTTTAGGACCGTCCCAATCTCGCCACCTTCGAAGTGCTTCATGGATTCCTCGGTTAGCTTGGCACCAGCAGGCACCTTACGTTTCCGGAGAAGCAACTCTTTGACTTGACGCTTCGACATTGTGCCAGGCTTGAGGCCCAGCTTTTCCATGCGCAACTTCCCAAGGTTGGTTTCCTTGAGAGCCTTCATGTACTTCTCTACCGTTGCGTCTTGCTCAGCGGGAGTCAATGGGCGCTTGAGTTGTGCATGCATCGTGAGGTCACGAAACTTCCACTCATCAGGACGCCACCCTAGGCTGACCAAGTATTCCTTGATCGCTTCGGTTCTTCCCATGTCGAACGGGCGCCATGAGACGCCACAGAAAGGTCCACTTACTTCGAACTCGATGCCTTCCTGCTCAAACCAATTCAGCACGTTCGCCTTGAGTCCACCCTTCTTGAGAAATGGCTCGCTTGCGGTGCAGCCTTTGGCTAGCTCAGGGGGCATCTGAGGTACAGCAATTCGGTCTAGAGCGTTGATGCGCTCGTTGAGGACATGGATGTAAAACCCTGCCTTGACCTTGTTGACGTGTACCCCAGTGTTCGCCTGTTTGTTGATGATCTCGGCCACGGAAAGCTCACACATGAATGCTTGCTTCCATGGATCAATCATTACGCTGTCTCTTGGTAGTTCACTGGACTCGCCAGATCATGGGTCCGTGGTTTGATCTGACCCCAAGTCACATGGATAGGCTCGTGATCGGGATGTTCCAAAACCAATGGATCTTTGTCGTAATCCAAAGGATTCTCCTCGAACCGTGGCTCAGCCATGAGACTGAACACTACTGCCGCTGGGTTATCATCAATCCAGATGTCAGCAGGGTAGCACTCACGCTTGGCCCGACCATTACAGTAGACCACTGGGATACGGAACCCCCACATGTTGAAGATTTCTTCCATGTCAGGGTAGTAACCACCAGGATCACGATCCCAGCCAGCCATCACCTCAGGTTCGCTACGCCATGTGGTGACAACAACATCGTGGTCTAAATCCAAGAGGGCTTCTACAACCTTCTTGAAGGCCAGTGGGTCGGCGTTAACCGTACCATCCCAGTCTAGTCCGAACTTGAGTCTGGTCATCAGTCGAGACACTCCAGTTTGATTTCAGAGGCTACCTTGAACATGTGATACTGTTCCAGGAAAAGCTCCGAAATCTTGAAAGCTTTCTTGAAGGTCTTAGCCCGAACTTTACCAGTGCAGACATTACCCATTTGATCTTCCGCTGTATAACGAAAGGTATGTTTTTTCACTGACACGATTCACACTCCTCGGGAGCATTGGGGTTGCAGCTTACGCCAGCGAGCCAATCCTCGTCCACTACGTCAACAGCGCACGAGAGGCATTCTGCGAAGACCCCCTGTGCTTGAGGTTCTTCTAGTTCTGCCCCACAGTTAGAGCAGACGTCTTCGTCACGCTTCACAGAGCCTCCAGGACTTTTTGCAAGTCGATAGGACCACCTTGCTTGGCTACCTCACGCAGAGCGTTGGTTGCACATTGCAGTTTGGCCTTGAGTTCCAGGATGTCATTGAGCTGTTCGGCCACTTGGGTCTCCAGCTCCAGAACACGATCGCTAAACTTACCCATTGTCTTCACCTTTGAAGTTCAACCACAGGTAGAACCCGTAGTAGAGGATTGGATACAGGAGGATCTGAGCGAGCAGCGACAGGTGAGACCACAGAGTGGCCTCCGCTGTGCATACCTCAACGATCCCACGACGCCACCCTTTCCAGAATGGCAGCATGCCTTTAGGGAGTTTCATTACTTTTTATTCCTGATGCGTTTTCCTTTGCCTTTACCTTCACGATTACCGACGCGACCACCATCGGCAGCATTAGAAGACAGGCTACGGACACGAAGATTAGACATGTCATTGCCCCCGCCATCCTTAACCCGAGTTTTATGATCGACCACTTGGTCCGAGCGGAGGGGTCCGCGCGCCTTGATAACTTTGCGGCGCGCTCTGTGTCGCTGAGCGTCACCTGAATTGGACCCAACACCAGTTTCGCCTCGGGCTTTAGCGGTTTTTCGTTCTTGGACATAGTCACGACCCTTCTTTCTCTTTACAGAAGCCATTATTCTTGCTCCAGGGCCTTAGCGTAACCGGCACACCATGCACCATAACGCATTGAGCCATACTCATATGGACAATCGAAGTTCTGGTTTCGATCACAGATGCCCTCACGGAAACATGCGAGCATTTCTTCTGCTGTCGATTGGAACTCCTCATCGTGCAACTCATTCGGAGTCATTACACTCTCCTTAGACAAGCAATGTGCCCTTCGACCCACGCTTCGTCATAGTATCCACTGACACCCCAAAAACCATCGTCACCAGATAGTTCGATGATGATGTCATTACACCCTGGTCGTTGTTGGCGACACACAGCGAACACACCATCCTCACCACCTAGCACCTGACAATCCTTGTAGACCTTGCCAGTCCGACGATCCATCAGGTCCATCTTGACGATTCGCTCGCCAAGAGTTTGCGAACGCTTACGCGCCGCCTCAGACATATTACTCATTGGATCACCTTGATGTCCCCGGCTTTAAGGGCCTTCATGAGACGTTCACACTCGGGTTTGGTAGATCCGAACCATTCGCACCACCCTGCACGGATAATCTGGTACAGGAACAAGTAGGCGTTAAGACGCCCGTCCTGACGGCAGTATTTACCCATGTCAGCGTCATAAGTCTGCCAGTCGGTCTCGTAATGGATCTTAGGAAAACCGAACTGACGACCATAGGATTCCAGGTTATGGATCTTCCTCTCTGGATTGGTTAGCCTGGAGAGGACGAGAGTGTCGAAGCAGAAGGAGGAATAAACGAAGCCAAACAACTTCCGGAGTGTAAGTAAGTCGTATCCTTTGAAGTTGTGACCAACGACAACGCCCTGCCTCGCAAGATGTGCAAGGTACGCTTGATCATTTCCAGGTTCATAGAGGTATTCCTCTAGGAGAAACGGGTTGATAACAGTCCCACAGTGAAGCTTCGTGACCTCGTACAGCAGGCCATTGGATTCAATGTCAGACACCACGACATCACCAGGCGTCCACGTCTTCGTCAGCAGCTTGAAAGCTTGCGTCCGTTTCGTCAAGTCGTCCGGTGTTAAGGTCGTATCGGGTGTTAATAAAGCCAGTTCGGCCATTCTCTCGATCCTTTAGTACCCTGATTTTACTCAGGTGTTTCATGTCACCTTCGGCATAGAGATTACGCTCAAAGCCCAGCATCACATCGCTCCAGCGTTGCAGAGCGCGAGACCCAGTGAATTGAACTGGTCGAACCTCACCACCTTCCTCGTGGCTTGGGCCGCTGGATGGGGGGTTAAGGTGAGACAGCAGGACAATGGTGATGTTCAGTTCGTCGCATAGCCCGTGGGCTTCCGTGGCGATCCGAGCAATCTCCGTGTTGCACTCCGTAGGAGACAACGTGTTGGTCAATGCGGTGACGTTATCCACGAAGAACAACTTCACGCCCATGACCACTGCGTAGAACCGGATGCACTGGGAGATATTGTCCCAGTCGTTTGCCCCTTTGTTCTTCCACAGATGCAGGTTGTCGTCGAGGTTGAAGTCCTCAATGACTTGCTGCATACGTTCCTGCTCGAACATCCCCATCTTAACCCCAGTGAGGTGTGTGGCAATGTTCGTCAAGGTCTTACCGATGCGCTCCTCCAACATGAAGGTAGCGGTTGGGACTTTATGCTGGCTGATGAAGTGAGCCGTGATGGCGTGTACCAGTAGGGTTTTACCCGCACCAGATGCACCACCGATGGACCACAGGGTTCCCCAGTGCATACGCACCAGTTCCGATAGGCCATCCCAAGGAAGCGACAAACCTTCCTCAATCACCTCAGCGGCATCCTTCATAGCATCGCTGACGTTAGCTGCACCATCAGGAGAACGCACCTTGGCGCTGCGCAGGAGAGTCCTGAACAGCTCCTTGTTACGCCCATCCATCAGCATATCGTTCGCATCTTTCAGCTCGGTGTGCTGCCCCTTGAGTTCAGGGTACATGGACCGGCCTACTTGGTACGACTCGAAGCCTGCCTTGTCGTTATCGTGTACGTAGATGATCTCCTTGAACTGGTCAATGAGGTTTCGATCCTGCAAACACTTTAACGTCTCAGCGATGGTGCCTGACCCAGCAGCAAGACCGATACACGCAGGGTGCATGTGCTTGAAGTCAGGGGAAGCGAACTGCTTCAACACGAAGTAGCCGCTCATGGTACTCAACTCATCCTCAAAGATGAACAGCTTCTGACGGCTGCAATCCTTAACGTAGAGCGTGTCGATCCCGAAGGGCAACCCGTTGGGACCGATTGAGTAGAAGGCTTTAGGGTCTACGACCCTCACGTTGAACCGGCAGAGCTTGAGGTCTGCATCAAGTCGCGGGTAGTAATGCTCTGCTACGGATGTACCATCCCGAGTGCTGAGACCAACCCTAACGCCATAATGCTCGCATACCCAATCAGGAATGCGACGATTCTCAAGGTTTCGGAATGGTAACTCAAGAACCTCAGCCAATCTCTCAGCAAGTTCATCAGCATTCCACACCTTCTTGGCGTTCATGTCGAGAGTAGACGTGTCCTTCTGGTAGAAACCGCACTTCGGGCATTTGGCAAAGTGTTCACCTTCATCCGTCTCAAAGAGGATTAAGTGATTACCCTTGCTGTCACCACCCGACTCACGGCACTTAGGGCACGCACAGTCACCAATGATCTTCTTACCAGCCATTGATTACTCCCGGAACGCTTCAATGCCCCCTGCGTACTTTGCTTCGATCTTCGCAATGTCTGCCAGGGCTGCGTTGATACGGGATTGCAGCAGGTTTTTATAACCCTCCCCGTACTCGGTAGCTTTCATTTCAGCCTGTAGAGTTTTAACGGATGCATTACATGCCATCCATTGGCTCAAGTCACGGTACACTTCAACCTTGTAACCGGACTTGAACACGTTGATGTCTGTAGGAATCATAGATCTCCTTACTTCGTTTGAGCCAGGAGGGCTTGCAGAACCTGGGGGTCCAGATTCCGCGAGCCTTGGCTATACAATTTCTTGATCGCTTCTACCTTAACATTTGACATGGTATCACCTTTTAGTAACGATTGCCACGAGCGTGGACGAATTTAACCCAGTCACCATCCGGCACAAGATCTGCTGGACGTTGACCATCCCTTTCGATGTGGTAAATCAGAGCGAGGTTGCCGTCCTCACATTGAACCGCAGAACGGTCATAGAAGTTGGAGTGACCTTCGCCACGATACCCTTCGAGCATGTCGAGTCGAGCCAGGCCCGCTTCGTCCACCTCGTAGAGTTCAACCACGATCTGAGATACCTTATCGCCTTCGAGGGCAATCTTAGGAAAGCCCCCTAAGGAGTACATGGCGTACTTCTCAACTGTCTTGGTTTCAGACAAGAAGGTTTGGTTAGCCAGCAGGCGATGGTTGCCCATGCCCTTGCGAAGTGAACCATATACGGCAACTACAGTCATTAGATTTCCTCCAGGACAGCTTGAATGGATTGTGCGTAGAAACCTGCGGTGGCACCTTGCAGGCCAGGCGCAGAGTTGACTTCCAGGACGACCGAGCCACCGGCTACAGCGTCCATTTCGATCAGGTCGACACCGCCGAAGTTCAGGCCCAGGGCAGTGATTGCGGCAACGGCTGCGTCAACCGTCACAGTACGAGGGGGCTGGATCTCATTATGAGCGAACACCCAGCCACCGTCAAGGTTGCGAACATCGTTACTGTAAGCAGAGTTTTCAGTGTAGCCCTGACGGCGCTTCTTCTGCTGGACGAAGATCTGCTGTACGCCACCCACGTTGAACACATGGATGCGATACTCACGGCGCTTGCCCAGCATGCCCTTGGTGTACAGAGGCGCACGGGTCAGGTTGTTGGTGGGGCTATCAGCCTTGACCACACGGATACCATCCCCACCGGAGCCACTCAGAGTGTGGCGTTCATACACACGGCCGCCCTCGGTAAGCCAGCGCTGAGCCACAGCTTGGTCAGCCGTGAAGTCAGGTACAGGTACACCGGCGGTTTGCAGCACGCCGAAGCACAGGAGCTTGTTCAGGACGTTTTGGTTGGCACCACCATTGATGAAGGTAGTACCAGCAGGGAAACGGGAGAGCAGGTTGAAGGTGCCCCACTTGACGGTCGGTACACCGGGACGGGTGTAGGTCTTGTCAGAGCGGTCACGGCCCAGGACCACAGTGTGGCCGAGTTCACGCAGGCAGGCGGTCAATTCACGAGCGCCATCGGAAGGAGCGTTGGTAATGATGCGTACATTTGGCATGATGGGTATCCTTTAAGGCATTACGATTCGGGTGGCTTCTTCCTCGACCAATTGCTTGATCAAGGTAGGGAACGGGATGCTGGTAGGCTGGCCATTGGCGAGCGTCAGTACCTGCTCACGGTGAGTGCGGATGAACCGCAGCTCGTCGCAAGTCTTGTTGGTCATGGGCACCTTACGGGTGACAACGATGTCACCCTCAGGGATACGCACGACGGTGGTATCTTGTTCAGTCATTACCTTGAACTCCTAACTTCTTATCGTAGTCCTCGTTCAGATCATGGACGAAGCCTTTGATGTCTTCATGGCAGATGGCCGAGCAGGTCAACCAGTTGCTGGTCTCACCCTTCTCTCGGTCGTAATATTCGATCAGCCACACACGATCCAGGGCGATGTCCCGGAGTTGCTGACCACAGTTGCAGCACAGCCCGTGGTTCTCATGGAGAAACTCCTTGAACTTCCACAGGGACAGGGTGTCATTGGCGATGTTGAACACCACCTTCTCGCCAGGTTTCTCAACCACAGCGAAGATGCCCTTGACAACCTTAGACAATGCAGTTTTGTTTACTTCTGAGCCGGTCAAGGTCGCTTGTTGCCCTTGCGATGCGCCTTTCGAGTTCGTCGCTGAGGACGACTTTGGGCGAAAAGGGAGGACTTGTCCAGAGTCACCCTCCTTGTTGTCAGTCGTCTTTGCTTCACGCTTCCCACGGCGGGTTGCTGCCTTTGCTTGGGCGGCCTCTGCCTGCTCCTTGGTGTAGTAGGCATAGTGAGCAGCCGGTGGCTTCTCGGTGATCTGATGCAGCACGAACACGTAGTCGTGACCCTCGGTGCGAGTGCCATCATAGGTCGCAGCGCCAACAGGTTGAGCCGAGCTGATGCTGGCGTAGCACATACGGCCAATATCCTCCGGTTCGTCCCACTGGGATGCGATGTTCCCACCGTGATTGTAGCAGAACAGGGTGATTTCCTCGCCCCGTACGTTGCGGTACAGGAACAGGCTGATGTTCTGCTTGTAGCCAGAAGGAGAAGATGGAGTGTAGTGCCCCAAGAATTCTACTTCGAGTGCTGACAACTGACTGCCGCCGGGCAACCACTTCCCCACTGCATCATCCCCTTTCTTGGCGTATTCGCTCCGGAATGGGGCAGAAGGAGGAGTATAGCCGCGATTGCGAGCAGAGCTATTATGATTGGTGTTGGAACCCCGGTCCCACCCCGAGTCGTAGCCGCCCGCGTAGTTCCCGTAGTTCCCATACGAAGTCGTGGGGAATTTGGGCAACACCTTTTGGGCTGCGTGAGGCTTGTCGAACTGGCGAGTCTTGTCCTTGTAGTGCAGGGCAAAGTGCAGGCCAACATCCAGGGACCAGATCTGCTGGGTAGTAGTCTTGGTCTCCTTGTCTTCCTCGGTCGCAATGGCCAAGGTTTTGTGACGGTTGATCAGCCAGGTCAGCATGCCGCGCTCGGATGCCCACACCCAATAGCCGTTGGACAGCTTGGCGATGGTCATTGGGCGTTCTTCGTTGCGGATGAAGTTCAGGCTGTTGTTGCTCTTGTCGTACCACACAAGGCTAAATGCCCCGTTCAGCTTCGTCACAGTATCGTCCAGCCCGTTTTTATTCAGGTGGTGATACAGGTTGTCGCTGTCCACAACGAAGTCCTTGTGGTCATCCAGCAGGCGCTGGTTACGCAAGGTGCCATTGTGAACACCCACGATGTCACCGTGGACGAACGGGTGGGCGTTGGCGTCATCATCCTTCGAGCCCTGAGTCGCAAAGCGATTGTGGCCGATGTAGATGTTGAAGTTGTGCTTGTGAGCAAAGAGGGGCTCCATCATTTCCTTGTCTTCCAAGAAGATAGGAGACGGTACAGCTTTCTTCATGACAGTCAGGCTGCGATCCAGGGTGTCGATAGCAGCTACGCCGGTAGCGTGCTTACCACGGACGATCCCATGGAACAACAGATCTTGCATGAACTCTTTCATTTGGTGGCTCATTGGGCCACTACCGGCAACGCCTACAATTCCGCACATAGTTTTATTCCTTAACCTTTAGTAAATCGGATGACCGCACGACGATTGGCGCGGGGTGTGAGTCTGGTTGACAGTGACGATCGGCTGACCGGTCATCGCCATCGAACCCTTAGCTTGCATGAAACGGATCAACCATTCGTTAGTCTCACGAGAACGAACGGATACTGGAACCGACAGGCCGGACGCCAGGAGGATCTGCATGATCGCAGCCACCTTGTCGTAAGCCAGGAGGTCAGCCGAGAACACATGCATTGCCGACTGTTTGTCCAGCAGGCGCAGCATGACGAACAACTTCGCAGCGGTGAACGTATCAGAGTCCGTCATCTGACGGGCAATACGGTCATAGCCCAATGCGTTGGCCTGAGCAACCAGTGTGCCACGGTTCTTGACACGAACCATAGTGCCACGCAGGTGCTGCCAGATCGTCATGTTCTTGAGGCGCTCAACACTGAGGCCCAAGAGGTTAGCGATCTCGTTCAAACGACGAGCAGGGAGACGCTGGCGATAGTCGATCAGGTGATTCGGACGATAGGCTGGATCGTAACGACCGCCAATTGCCGAGGCACGCAGACGAACAGAACCATTGGGCACACCATTGCGAATGCCATGGTCTACAGCGTCGCGGTGCATACGGCACATGCGGCTGACCAGGGTGTTCGGATTGGAGCTGTTGTCCAACTTCCCGCCGATATACTCGACGTAGGTTGTCACCTTGTCTTCCGGGTGGATCTGACGGTGAGAGGTGATCGCCGACCAATAGGACTGAGCTTGCAGCTCGCCATTGGCCACGTCGGTCAGGTACTGGAAGTTGCGATACAAGCCAGGGAAGCGGACTTCCTCGACGTAGTTACGCAAGTCACCTAGATCCTCGATGTACTCACCAACGTTGGCATCAGAGTAAGACATGCGAGGTGGTGGAGTAGCACGAGACGACAGAGGACGAGCCCGAGGGGCATCATCATCGGCTTCATCATCAGGGTATTCCTCACCGCGAGCCTTCTTCTTGTTGGCCATTGCGATGCCTTCCTGGTACGACTTGAGCAGACACCACGAATGGATCAGCGCATTTTCCAGGATGTCAGGGTTGACGTTCAGGCTTGCAGCTACACCGTTGGCGTACACAGTGTTCAACACACCGGGCGCCAGGGAGGTCAGCAATGCATCTTCATCACCTTGGAATGTGCGGACATACTCCTTGATGCTGAGCAGCAGGTTAGCCTGGAGCAGCATGTCGGTCACAGTAGTCAACGGACGACCACCACGGAACTCGACAGTACCCAGCGCTGGGCTACGATCCGAAGGGAACAACGGGGCGAGGTTCAGTGCAGTGTACTTGCTGGTCTGACCCGAGGCGATGCGCAGACGCACGCTATCATCCCACAGACGGTTAATCAGCTTGCGGTGGAACGGCAGGCTTTCAGTAACCGGGGTGCAGAAGTTGGAGGACTTACGGTATGCACCACAGAACTCGAACAGGATGGGCTCACAGGCCGTGTAGACGAGCAGGAAGCGCGCTACTTGGTTGACCGTGAAGTCCAGCATGTTGATGTGCATGTGCGTCGAGCAGCGGAAGGAGGCATCGTAATTGACACGCTCCAGGCCAGCAGCCAAACGCTCGAAGGCTTCGAACAAACGCTGACCACCAAAGCCACCATTGGTGATCAACTCGATGCCACCATTACGCAGCGAACCATCGTTGGTGAGGCGCCACAGGGGGTGGATGTGGCGGTTGAGGACGTCCATGGCAGTAGAGCTAAAGCCTTCCAGCTCAAGCTCCATGCCGATGGCGTCAGCCGTTACAAGTCGAGCGGAAGAAGGGAATGCTTCGAGCTGTGGTATTCCCAATTGGCTGCTAACAGTTTGCATACGTATTCTCCAATCTTTTCCTTGCCGGGTGTGAGGGTGACTTTGCCGTTGACGATCTTGCCAACGACATCGCCTTGGAACCACAGGCAGTTACGCCAGATGACCGAATCATGGTTCAGACGGTCAGGGTTCCCGTGCCAGATTTGGCGGATGATGTCAGGGTGGAAGGCATTGAAGGGACCAATACCATCTGCCCGGTTGGTCGACTTGATAGCGATCGACTCAGTGTTGTAGCCCTTGCGCATGCGCCGAGCAGGCACACGGCTGAGGTGGTGCCAGGCATCGCCCAGGAAGACATACCCCAGGGTAGGGATGTTGACGTCCAGGGAACTGTACAGAACGACCTTGGGATCAGACCAAGCGCCGTCACCGCGCAGCTTGCAGACGTGAGCCTTGAGTGTTTCACCATTGCCGGAGAAGTCAGTCACCAGCACAGGGTTGCCCTCGTGGGTGCATACCGAGTTACGGTAGTAGCTGCGCATGTCGCTACGCAGATCGACTTCCTGGATCTGTACGTTAGATTGAGGCATTTTCAAGTACCTTGAGCATGGCAACCGCCGAAGCACGGTCGTTGTTGTTAATCGCAGCCTGTACATCAGCCTGAGGAACCAGAGCCTGATAGAGAGGCAACTTGGCGACGTCATCAAACGCCTTTTGAGCCCGTGCGTGGACCGTCTGAACCAGTTCATCATCCCAAATCCAGTAGTTCGACAGTGTGCGGTACTCAACACCGTAAGGTTTATAACGGATGGCGCCAGCTTTGCCGTACAGCTCACGGCGTTGGGCGTCATCATCTTCCAGCAGCGACGGCAGGCCGAGCAGGTAGTCGCACATCATGCCCACGTTTTCCTGCAACTCTTTCGTCACAGTAGTCAAGTGGGAGAAACCAATGTGGACGTGACCGCCAGCCGTACGCAGGAAGGGGTTCACGCTGGTAGGCACAGGGTTCTGACCACCGCCGAAGCAGTTGTAATCAGGAGTGCAACCGAACTCGAACGCCTTCTCAGGGAACCCGGTCATGTTGTCGTACACATGAGAGGATACCTTTGGAGCGATACGCAGGCCGTGGTCCAGCAGGATTTCTTGGCCTTGTTCCAGGACGTGACGGATGTAACCCAGGAATTCAACAGGGTTGGCCGTAGGGTCAACGTTGAACTCGAACAGCACGTTGTCCTCTTGGACAGCACCATCCATCACCAGACGCGGGTAAGCCTTATCGCCACCGAGCAAGTCAATGCAGTGGGCAATCACTGGACCGTTACGCACGAAGGCTTCCGGGTCAGCGCCAATCAGAGCGAGCTTTGTCATTTCATTTCACCTTTTCATCTAAGGGTGTGGATGCATTGCGTTAACTACAGCCACAGAAAGCCCAACCAAGGGCATCAGGAGGAGAAGCCATATTGCTATTTCCAGCAGTGTGTTAAGCTGGAACACCCGGCGCAGTACGCGCTTCGAGACGTCGACGGTCCGCCTCAGTTTGTTGCCGAGTGACCGTGTTACCGAACCGACCGTTATTCGAGTTGATCCACTGAGCGAAACCCGTGGATGCCCCATCAATGCGAGTCGTATCCTGCGAGACAGGAGGACTGGGACGCACCGGAGCGCGGAAGTCGACGGCATGCTCGTTGCACAGCTCGGTCAGGTTGTTGCGGGCAGTGAGCGGAGTGCCGATGCGAGCCATGTTGTCCAATGCTTCGTTGATACGACGGCGATAGTCGTCAATACCACGCTGATGAACCTGAGCCATGGTCAGCAGAGCTTCCACACCACGGCCAGAGTCGATCAGGCTGCGCAGGGATTCAGTCAGGCGCTGCCAGGCCGTCGCAGTAGCCTCAGGCCAGTTGTGGTGGCTCTTGGCAGTGCGCAGCTTACGACCGAGGTTGTCAGACTGAGCGCCCTTGTTGTAACGACCTTCACGGATCATCGACTCGTTGTTGCCGAAGAACTCAGCCAACGAGAACACACCCCACTTGGCAGCCTGCGCAGCCATTACAGGCAGGGCGACAGGACCGACGTGAGACAGGATGTCAGAGTCGCCACCATTGTGGCACAGCGAACTCATGAAGGGGATCAGGGATTCCAGGCCAGGGGCAGCACGCATGGTGTTCAGCATTTCAGCCATGGCCGTGCTTTGAGAGCCCATGAACATGCGGCTGGTATTGCGGAAGACCTGGAGGTAGGCCACGGCGAGACCAGAGTTGCGCTCGGAGCCCACGAAGTCGGTCATCAGGTGGTTAACCTTGTAACCATACGCCAGGACACGGAGCATACGGGAGGTGCGCAGTGCATCAGGGAGCGCCACACCACGTTGAACATCCAGCAGCGCAGTGCCGATGTAGATTTCGTTCGGCGTACGCTCACGCTTGGTTGGGCGCCATTGGTCCTGGGTGCCGTCATAGTAGCCAGGGAAGCCGGTCTCTTGGTTGAGAACCAGACATTCCTTGTACTTACGACCTTGAGCAGCCGAGGTCCACCAGCTCAGGTTTTGATCCACGTTCTCGTGAACCCAACCAATGCCCACACATTCCCACTGACCAATGGCACAGCCAGGATGTTGAGCAGTGATACGACCCAGGCCAGTGCTGAGAGCGCCGTTACCCTGGCTTACAGCCAAGTTAGGACGACCATCAGGCCGAACCACAAGGATGAAGTCAGTGTCGCCACCAGCGCCCACCGTGAAGGCGTTAGCCACGTTGAAGCCGTTGAAGCACACGAAGTCGCGGATTTGAGCCATCAGCAGGCTGCCCACGGAGCCGTCTGCTAAACGAAGGGATGCCTTGTGATATACAAGTGCTTTCATTTTGTCTGCCTCTTGACAGGTTGTGAAGTTGTGTTACCCTAAAAGCTTTTAACCTAAGGACTCTATAGAGTTACCTTAACGTATCTCTCCTAATAACTAACCTAAGTATCTTAGGAGGTTTTGCTGGGTTACTTGAGCAGTGAGGCGCCGTATTCAATGAGCCACACCTTAGGTGCGATCCAGAGTTTCAACAGCTCACCGCCATTGACCATGATGCGAAAGGATGCAAGGCCGAAGGCCACAAAGCACACAACCATCATGACGAAGCCACCGGGGTGATCCCAGTCCCACACCTTGCCTTTGTACAGTTTGCAGAAGATCACCAGTGATGTGATCAATACAGCAAGCGCGCCCAGTGTCCACATAGCCGCCTCGGCCATCTTCCACATGATCAACTGACGGATCACGTCAGGAATCTCCTGTTGCAAGAAGGCCACACCAGCCTTCACGCCAGAGGTAGCCGACGTGATGATGTCTGCCAGGCTTTGTTGCAGCGTCACAGTAGGAGCAGGGATCACAGCATCCGCCGCACTGGCATCATTCAATGCCGAATACAGACAGAAGATGAACAAACACAAGCCAGCCACAGCCAGCCAACGTACAGCACCTTTCAACCAGAGATCAAACATGGCGTTATCCTTTTGTTACATTTAGTGGGAGGTACATCTGCAATAACCACGATACTCCTGCGGGGATTCTCCGCAATGGATGCAGACAGTGCATTCTGTCAACCCGGTGTACCATGGTTATTACAAAGCAACTCTACTTGTTGAACATCCGCCAGATAAACAGACCAGACAGGATGCCAAACACAGCGCAGGTGCCCCACACAATGTGGAAGGCCCAATAGAGAAAGTCGAGCATGTTACACCTTCCGTTTCTGTTTCCGCTTAGCGTCACGGGCCTGATGGTCACGCCACCAACGGCCCAACGCAGGGTTGGTCGCAGCGTGGGTACGAGCAGCAGGGGAATTAGTTAACAGGTAGCACAACAACTCAGCAACAGGGCTATTGTGTGTGAACTCACGCTTGGCGCTTTCGTAACCATCACGGCGCGCCAACTCAGGGTCGGTATCCCTTGGATCGTAACAAGGCATGGCTATTCCTCGTTGTAGACTTCGGTGAGGCCCTTGTAGCAGCCCAACCAGTTTTTAGAACCATGGCCTACGCCCTTGAGGACAATACCACCCTTATCGGCGCAGCGAGCCTCGAAGCGATCAACCATGCGGTCGTTGCCGTTGTCGGTGTACATAATCACACCGAAGACGATCAGCCAGAAAGCCAGAAGATAACCCATGGCTTACTTCCCCGGTTTAGCAGCAGGAGCGCCAGTCGCACCGAAGCCACCAACGATCAGGCCGTCACGCAGACGGGTCCAGTAGTAACCACCACGGTCGGTGCCTTGACGGATACGGACATTCGGGCCTTGGCGATGCGTCACAGTAGTGCGCACCTTGGCCTTCTTGTTCGGGTGGAACGATGGGCCGTCTTCAACCAGAGCGCCGCCGGGACCACGATTAGGGAATCGACGGAATTCGTTACGAGCCGACACAGCCAGGGTATGCTTTTTCATGGTGTTTCTCCAGAATTAAGATGGTCAATGACCAGTGCGATGTTGCGAAGATCATTGGAGCCTACATATTGCGCCGGGTGGAATGCCTCGGCGACAATAGACAAGGACCACTCACCATTACGGTCAGGGGTTATATCACCAATATCATGATCACCATCGTCTACTAGGTAGAAACCAATAGTCGCCAGTGAGTGATGGTAAGGTTGGATTTTCATATCGTCACCCCTTGATCAAACAGGCAACGGTTGTACAACCAATCAGCCATGGCAGGATCACCACCGGCTTGTTCGTTTGCGATCTTCTGCGCAGCTTCACCACAGAGCATCATGGTTTCACGCACAGAGTCCGACCACCACGTCTTGTCGATGATCGGGGGTTCCACCTTGGGCTTAACCGCACAGCCAGCCATGAGGCAGATCAACAGCAGGATAATGACCAAGGTGGAGAGTTTCATGGTTACTTACCTTTGATAAGGTCGCGGAGGATGTCGTTGAGGTAGGCCGTCGAGCGTTCACCACGAGCCCAGGCATTGCGGACTCGTATGAGGGCCTCTGCAAGATCACCCTTACCGTAGGCATAGACAGGATGCTTACGGCTCAGCTTGGGCAGCTCAGACGCCTTCTTGGGGGCATGAGGATCAACATCATCCTGCTCTGCCAGCTCAGTCACACTTTGGACCTGAGACAAAGGGAACACAGCGACGTTCCGACCATCATCGTTGGTAAACGAGACAGCATGCTCCGAGTGGTGCAAACGTGCAGCCTCCACGAGCGTCACAGTAGCAGCGCGCAAGGAGGTAGTAACCAAGGTTACTTCAAACTTTTTCATGACGTTAACCTCTTGTTTACGGGATTGAATCTAGCAAGGGCACCTAAGAAGATACCCTTGGTACAATCAACCTACTCGAAAGTTTCGGCGTAAGCGAGTGCATCAGCGTTGATCTTCTGCGAAACAGACCAAGCTTGCTTACCTTTGCGGGACTGTGGTTTCTCAGCCTTGACCTTGGAACGATGGTCACGGGATTGGGATTTAACAGAACGGCTCATTTGAAATACCCTTGTTCAATGTAGGAAATGAGGACAAAGAGGGCCACAAAGCCCGCTAGTTTGAGGAACGCGAAAACCTCCGCGCTATTCATCACACAGCTCGAAGCCAGCACAGAAGGCTGACACGATAACCCAACCAGCCAGGGCACCAAAGCGTGCCATAGGATGCCAGTCACCTGGGTTCAATGCAGTGACTGACCAGCAGGTGAACATAACGATCACCGCAATGATCACCAACACAATGACCATCCACTTCATCCAGATCCAAGCGATCTGATTGTTGGTGCGTTTAACCTTTGCCATGCTTGAAACCTCCACGCGGACCCGTCACAGTACCAACGGTCCAACCAGTACGATCAGCCTTTATCGTCGGCCAGTGAGTTCGCAGCTTCCACCATAAGCGAAGCGCCTTGCACAACGAGGTGCAGTGGTACGATCGGTTTAAGCTCATTGAGGATCACCCAATCGGGAACATCCACGCCACGATCTATCAGGTTCTGAATCAAAACCTCGATAGCATCCAAGCGTAGTTTCCACTTGTTTGCGGTTAGTGTGTCTTCTTGAGACTCCGCCTGACGACGACCTGTCTCGTTAATAACCAGTGACTCACACAATGCAACAAACACGGTGTGCAAATCATCATGACGCTCTGACATGCGGCTCACAATACGCGCTCCCCATCAACCACGATTAACATCCGTGGCATACCATTGAAGAAAGCCCAACGATAGACCAAACCATCTTGAGCTACCATCAAACCTACGGTTTCCACGTCCTGAGACGTCCCGTAGGCATGTGTGGGGGCGAGATAGTCAGTCACGATAGCCTCACCTACAGGCACCAACTGATTAGCGCCCATAACGCACCACAGTGGCTGCAATATGCGCCTTGACAATGGGATGAATGACAGGGAACAAAGCCCAACCGCACAGCACAACACTCACCACAATGAGGGTGATCATGATGTTACACCTCTTGTTACATTTATGGAGTACAACCAGCAATACCCACGGCCTAAACCATGGGCATTACTTGTGTTACTCAGCATCAACCACGGCACCCGGTACAGCGGCCACAGACGGAGCCGTCACAGTAGCTTCGGGCGCAGCCTTGGCATCGATGCGATCTTTAGCTACCTTGGCTTGATTAACCAAACCAGCGATGAAGCTATCGCCTTCGGCAATGGTGCCCTTCTTGATACCCGCTTCGATACGAGCCATGAAGTTCAGGAACGCCAGTTCAGGGTTGAACTCGTCGGCCACGTCCTTAGGTTTCTTGAAGTCGAACCAAGGTTTCTTGGTAGCTTCAACCAAGTCGGTAGTCTTGCCGCCGTCGAACACGAAAGGGCGGGCCTTCTTGGTATCCTTGTCCATGTTGACAGCGATCTGGCCGTATTGCAGCGCCCATGCTACCAGTGCGTTAGACCGCGAGCCCTTCGGCAGTGCTGCATACAACTTCTGGAACAGCGAGACTTCTTTATGCTGGGCAATGTGTGCCAGCACGGACAAACCAGTAAGCGCAATATCCTTATCCAAGGACGCGCCACGGTTGGTAATGGATTTGATAGCCAGTTCAATGCCAGCCTTGTCCATGTTTGCAGCGATTTTCAGAGTAGACATTTGATTCACCTTTAGTAAAACGAACGGATCAACGGGGAGGATTTACGGGTTTGTTTCTCTTTACCGCGAGTCACTGGCTTACCATCAACCATGAATTCTTGGACGTGTTCCGTCCGGTTGTACCAGTGGTTTTGCAGTGCCTTGTACAAACGCTGGGCTTGAGGATCAGTATTCCTGATTTTGCTCAACGCTTGCAACAAACTGTTACGGTCCCTTGCACGCTTGTAGGTGGCAAGTAGGTTGTCCACCGTGCCACCTTGGTTGTTATTCAAGAGGCCCATTGGATCACCGTTGCGGCGTGCTTGGTTGCGCATGTTGCGGCGCAGCTTGGCGTCCTTAGCGATCGTCATAGTATTTCACCCTTCTGATAAGCATACTCATTAGCGTGCATGCTTACTCGAAAGGTCTGGCCCACCGTGGCAGTGGCATAAAGGGCCAGACTATTAAGGGGTTAGGTAGCGTTTGCTTGCCCTCCCCTTCAATCGATGCTCAACCCTTGTTCTTGCTTATCGTACGTCCTATTGTCCCGGATGCGTTATGAGTAATCCCCGGTATCGTCAAGCGTAGTCTGCATGGCTTTATTCAATCGGCCAATGGTTGAGCTAACAGTGTGCCGGATCATTAAGGATCTAATGCCGGTCCCGCCACCATCTAACTTGTGCGGGTATTGCCTATGTTGAATGAGCCGGGCAAGTCGGCGTCTGATAGCCAGTCAGTACACGTCTAAAGCTACATACCCTTCCGGGACTAGACTGTCTGTTTTCGCTTGTGTATTTCAGGCTATGTTCGACTGGTAAACAACCCCAGTTATACCCCTATCAATGGGAGCCACCGTTACTGTCGTGTACGGCATGACTTAAAGGCTTTCCCGTCCGCTTTAGGTAGACTCATACAGACACCATCCCAAGCATTCAGTGGCCGCCAGCGGGGCCATTTGTTAAGGCGCATGATGGGGGATATTGAATCCCTTTGCAAGCCCCTTGGGTTATGACTTCTAACCCCTACCGGCCTAGATGTTTCCTAAACCGGTAGGCGAACTATAGAGCTTTCTAGGATTAATACAACCCCTAATACTACCGTTCGTCGGACTCCCTAAAAGCACACCGTCACAGTATCTCGCCCCGTCTCCCTGGTAACAGTCCCTCATAGGTTAACGAAACGGGTGTGTGTGCGTGCATGATGTTGGCCCCTTGTGTCAAGCCTTGAGCTAGATCATTCTGTTATCAATCCCCCTTTATCCTGGCTCTAACAGTCTAAGGATTTGTAATGCTGTCTAATCGGTCAAGTCATGATGCTTAACCCCTTGATTCTATTGGATATTTATAAGCCTCCTCTTTTCTCTAGCATTTGATACCGGTGCCAGGGTTAGCGCCTATCGCGTCTCCTATGAGCCTATGGAGCCCTTAGGATGGGGTAAGCCAGTGAGTGTACACATGTGTACTCATTAGGCTACAGCTTGACGTATAGCTGTAGGTGTGATGGGCCATAGCTTGTGGCTTAAAGCCTTGTGTACTAACTATTGGTACTCTAGGAATGTCTCCCCATGTCTATCCACCGGTAAGCCTAGAGTTTTTATTCCCACACAACCCCTAGGGTTAAGCCCGAGGCGATAGCCTAAGGCTATGCTCCCTGGGGTTAGCATAGGGAAAGCCTATGAGGAGGGCCACCCCCACTTAATCCACGGGGGCTCAGAGGGGGATATTCCCTGAGTACACCGGAGGGAGAAAAGCAACTTTAGGGTCTTAGCCCTGAGACGTAACCGATTGATAACCCTAAGGAAATGGAGAGGAGGGGTAGCGTGGGGTGTACTCCTCTGGTAAGCCTTAGGTAGAGCATCTAGAGCTTAGTAAGGAGATAGTGCTTGACAGCTCTCTGGAGGGATGGGTATAATACCTCATAGAGTCCCTTATGTGCCACCCTAGCTTAATACTCTAGGAGTATCTATCCTTATAACCTCCTAACAATCTCCATAGAACCTCCTAGGAGGAAGCTGGCGAAGCCTTAATCCAGCAAAACATTCTATAGGTTGACCTTAGGGTTATCCTATGGGATAATACCCCATAGAGTCGATTCATCGACTGCAACGAACTCAGGAGACCGCCATGAGCGTAGTCCTCATCACTGACGCCCCAAAGGCGACTAAGCAAGAAAAGCTCGACCTGTACTGTCAAGGTATCGCCAATGGCCTCTCCAAAGAGCGGGCATACATTGAGGCTGGATATGCTGAGGGTATGGCTCGGGCTAATGCACAGAAGTACCACAGGCAGAACGCTCAGTACATTCAGGGCTTCCTGTCGGAACACATCGGGTCTCATGCACCTACGGCCTTGAAGGTCTTGCTGGAGATCATGAACGATCCGAACGAGAAGGGTGGCATTAGGTTGAAGGCCACACAAGACATCTTGGATAGAGCGGGCTTTGGTGCCAAACAGAAACTGGAGATCACCACCAAGGAAGTGAAAGATCTCTCGACTGAGGAACTCCAGGATGAAATTAGAAAGCTTACGGAAGATAATCCCGACCTCCTTAAAATCTTCGGTGCTAAAGCCGAATAAGTACGGTGGGGATGTTGGTCTGGTGAAGGTAAGGGAGGGGCTGGTCCTAAAGTGGTATCGGGACAGCCTTGGTAAGTGGACTGGTGGTTACGGACATCTGAGGAAGCCGGGAGAGGAGAGTCTGACGATTACTCCTGCGCTAGCTGAGAAGTGGTTGTCTGAGGATATTCGTATCGCCAGGGATGCAGCCAAAAAGCAGTTTGCTTTGCTCCCCATCCAGACAGAGAACCTGTTGGACACTCTAGTGAGTGTGAACTTCCAGCTTGGTACGGCATGGACTGCGATCCACAAGAGAACCTGGGCACTCATGGTGGCCGGGAAGTACCCTGAGGCTGCGCAGGAGGCGAAGAACTCCATCTGGTACACACAGACTCCTGTTCGTGTGGAAGACCTCGCTAGCGCTCTCTACGAGGCTCACAGACTAGGAGCCGAGTATGATGCCCTCTGAGTTCCTCCAATTCTCTGGTCCACTCAACACTGAGTATGCCTACGATGAATCGGATGCCTTGGGCTCTGACTACTGGAGGGTCACTAAGACCTTCCGGTACTACATCGGTGGTCTCGACTCACAGCGGTGGGTGACTGTCCCAGCAGGATACCTTACGGATGGAGCTTCTGTCCCAAGGATCTTCTGGAATATCATTCCTCCATGGGGAAGGTACGGTGCAGCTACCACAGTGCATGACATCCTCTGTGAGTACCTAGAGATCTACGACCATGGTGAGATCGTGAAGATCACAAGGGCTGAGGCCGATGCGATCCTATACGAAGCCATGGGAGTTCTCAAGGTCAAGGAGTCTGACCGGGATAGGATCTATCGAGCTGTCTGTCTATACAGAACCCTAACAGGTGTCAACAAACCAATGGGCTCCAAGCGCAAGAGGATACTCGAAGCGACTTGGGCTATAAGGAATCTAGGAGAATAGAATGTCCGATGCCATCCAACAGGAGAAGCTCCTTGCGGTGATGCAGGAGTTGAAAGAGCGTCAGAAGTTTTGGAAGATGAAGACCTTCTCTCCTTATGGGTGGCAGAAGGAGTTCATCACTGCTTCCTCGAACTGCTTCCAATTGCTTGCCATGACGGGCAACCGTTGTGGTAAGACCTATACCGGTGGGTACATCATGGCCTGCCACCTCACTGGTCTCTATCCGGACTGGTGGGATGGTCGACGTTACGACAGACCTGTGGAAGCATGGGCTGCTGGTATCTCGACTGACACTACCCGAGACATTCTCCAGAGTGAGCTGCTCGGTAAGTGGAATGACCCAATGAAGTTCGGCACGGGGATGATCCCGAAGGAGCTGATCCTTGAGACTGTTAACAAGCCCGGTGTGCCCGGCGCTTACCAGGCTGTACTTGTCAAGCATGTCTCCGGAGGCGTTTCCACTCTGGTTTTTAAATCGTATGAAATGTCACAAGACAAGTTTATGGGTACATCTATTGATGTCGTATGGCTTGACGAAGAGTGCCCCAAGGACATTTTCACCCAATGTGTTACTCGTACTGCCACACAAGGTGGGATTGTATACCTTACCTTTACCCCGGAAAGTGGTCTGACTGAGCTTGTAAAAGACTTCATGTACGACATCAAGAAAGGCCAGTTCATGGTCTCTGCCTCTTGGGAAGATGCACCTCACTTGGATGAGGCTGTTAAAGAGCAGCTCATGTCTGTGTATTCTCCAGCAGAACGGAAGATGCGCGTAAGCGGTCAGCCTTCTATTGGTTCGGGTGTAGTATTCCCTGTCGTTGAAGCTGACATTTCGGTAGCACCATTCTCCATTCCAGATCACTGGATGAGGATCATTGGTATCGACTTGGGCTTTGATCACCCTAATGCTGTAGCAAGTATTGCATGGGACCAGGAGTCTGATGTATACTATCTCTGTGATGAATACTCGCGCAGTGGTGAGAACCTCGGAGCGCTAGCGGATGCAATCCGAGCGAAGGGCGGTCAGGACATTCCAGTTGTCGTGCCTCATGACGCCTTTAAACACGACGGAGCCACCACTGGCAAACGCTTCATTGATCTCTTGCAAGGCTATGGTCTTAACATCGTCCGTGAGCCGTTTAGCAACCCTCCGGGGCCTGACGGGAAACATGGCGGTAACTCTGTTGAGTTCGGTGTTAACTGGATGCTGAGCCGCATGGATCAAGGTTCTTTCCGGGTCTTCTCGACCTGCACGAAGTTCCTACAGGAAATGAAACTGTACCACCGTAAGGATGGCAAGATCGTCGATCGTAATGATGACATGATCTCTGCTACCCGGTATGGGTGCATCATGGCTGCCCGTCATGCTCGCCCAGGTGGCCTCCTCAACACCTCTTATTACAAGACTGACAAGGTATTGAAGCCGAGTTGGTTTAGTGGAGTCTACTAATGGCTAAGCGCAAGATCAAAAAGATGGACGAGGAG